TAGGATATACTTACACGGCCCAGAAACATCATGCGCTCGTGTATGGATTTGACCTGGCTTGAGGGGGCATAAGATGAAGAAATTCATTCTTATCCTATCTCTTTTGGCTCTGATAGGCATGGCAGGGGCACAACAGAACTTCGGCCCGCCGTCTGGTATTAAAGTCCAGGCCATCGAAGTGGCCGGAACATCTACATTGACCGGAGCGGTAACTGCCCCCGCAGGTATAACCGGTCCAATAACGGGCGATATTACAGGTACGGCTTCTAGGATCGCTGTCGGAACATTCATTGACACTGCATATGCCCTGAAGAATAGTACCGCAAACAAAGCACAGGTGAACATCACGGCTGATAAGGGGCTGGAATTTGGAACCGGTGCGGCGCTTGGGGCTTTGCAGGTAGAAGCCGGGAACGGTATTAAGCTCTCTTCGGCAGGAGTCGCAGTTGAGCCAACGGACATAATTGATACTAGCTATGGCCTGCTCGACAATTCTGACGATATCCGGGTTAATCTGACTGCCGATGATGGTCTAGAGTTCGGCACCGGGGCCACTCTCGGAAGCCTCGGAGTCAAGACTGGTGATGGCCTTGATACAGGGGCTACGGGCGTTCTGGTAGATGCAACCGATATAATCAATACCGCAAATGGCCTGTATGAATCCTCGGAAAATAACATCGCGGTCAATCTTACCGACAACGATGGCCTTGGGTTCGGCACTGGCTCCGAGTTAGGTGCTCTGGTTTTGGTGCCATCAAGTGGTATTAAGAATACCCTAAGCGGGGTCGAAGTCAACTACACCTCCACCAAGGGGCTTGCAATCGGCACCGGCGCTGACGAAGGTGCTTTATATGTCAACATTACCGCAGATAAAGGACTTGAGTTTGGCACGGGAGCAGCCGAAGGAAGTTTGCAGATAGAACTCGATGGTTACAGTCTGTCTGCGGGGGCATCCGGTCTTAAGCTCAACGCATCTGATGCTCAAGAAGTGGATACCATCGCGGTCAATGATGCCGATGGTCTTACCGTAAACGGTCAGATCGTTCCCGTTTACGAAACTCTCGTATTTCCGATTGGAGCCAGCTCTGTAGACGAATATGTCTTTGTAGCCGATGATCTCTGGTATCTGGTGAAAGTAGAAGAGATCCATGTGGCGGCAGGCACGGAAGTGGCGCCAATCGCGGCCAATCTGACTATCAGGATATGCGATGATGGCGAGGCAGTTACGGGCGGAATCAATTCGACGATCACACCAATCCCCCTGGATAGTGCCGCTAATACATTCAATACTGCGAGCCTGAATTCGTCAAATGTCGCTATCCAGAATGGTGATATGATCGCATTCGACTATGCGGGCACTCTGACGGGGCTGAGAGGTGCTGTCACCATGACACTGCGGAGGATGTAAATGGCTACTAACCTTTTTTTCATTCGATCATGTCCAATCTGGAATATCCAGATTCCTGCCCAATCCACCCAAGAAATGCCAGAATGGATAGCAAAGCGATTGATAACTGGGGGGGTAGCCATGCTTGAAGAAGATCATCGGGCAAGGATGGCAGAAAGATCCAAACGCAAAGCTGAAGAAAAGGCCAAAGCAGAACCTAAAGTTGAATCGATCGAAAAGCCAATGAAGATCAAGAAGGGCGGCAAGGAATAAGCCGCTCTTATAATATCATGAAAATAATAGAAGAAATCAAGCATGTTATGGGGGGTTTCCTTTGGCGTGCCATGTGGCGAATCCTAACCAACCCCACGCCAGGATTCCATGTCCTGTGTCGGGTAGATTATCCTGAAAATATTGAAGGCCGGCCAACATGCAGCTCATTCGGTTGCTTCTTTCAGGCGGTTGGGAAGATAAAAATAGGTACCAATTGCTGGTTTGCTCAGAACTCCTGTCTGATAACAAGTAATCATGATCTATATGATGTGGCTATAAATGCGCCGCCTGAGCCGATCACCATCGGAAACGACTGCTGGATAGGGGCAAATGCCGTGATTCTACCAGGCGTGACCCTCGGAGATCATACCATAGTCGGAGCAGGTAGTATAGTGACTAAGAGCTTTCCAGAAGGCCATTGCATCATAGCAGGCAACCCGGCGAAACTGATCAGGAGATTATAAATGACAACCGCTGTAAGTAATAGCTACATTGCAACCATAGAAGATTTTGAAACCCGTCTAACGGGCGATCCTCGCGCTGCTGCAATCGCTTTACTTGCAGCGGATTCAGCATATCAGACTTGGTATTTACAAAAATCCACCAAGAATATCGATCAATTGCCCTTCATCGGGTACAAATATCTGAGTACCCAGGCACTACAATTTCCCCGCAAATTCATCTTAGATCCGGAAGAAGATTCTCCTTGGGGGGAAACGCTTTCAGTCGATCTGTGGGGTTATCACTACCAGGCAGAAGTTCCAGATGAGATAGAAGACGCTTGTCTGGAAGAGGCCATAGCACTATATTCACATTATACCAGCGTTTCGCCGATCTCGGAAGTATCATTGCAGGCAGCGGGGGTTCAAAGTTTTTCATTGGGAAAACTCAGCATGACATTCGCGCCAGGATCGGCCTCTAGGTACGGGCCTCTGCGATCCAAGGAAGCTTATGATATTATTTCGGCGGCTGGTTACATCGAAATGGCACCACTGATTCAATAGAGGCATTCATGGAATTACTCAGTTTTCCGCATTCTGCATACCTTGTCACCAAGGCGGCAGTTTCCTTGTTTGATGGCACCTTAACCGCGTCGCCTACTATCGCAGCATGGCCCGCCGGAATAATAGGTCGGTGCAAGGTCACTATATCAAGTGCGACAGGCCATGTAGATTGTGCCGGAACAATAACGATAGGCAGCGAAACGCTTACATTCACGCAGGCAAGCACAAAGCAGACAACCATCAACCTAACCGCAAAGCCAACTGTCACGAGTAGCGGCCTAGATTGCCATTGCCACATGACAGTAATAGACACAGGTGGGGCGGATGTTGTGGCCGAAACGCTGACCGCGATCAAGATCCGATTTGAGCCGACTTCGAAAATGTACATGAATGCATCGGGGGCATGGACGCAAAGCCAGGCTTATTGCATGGTGGTCAATTCAACCATCAAAATATCAGATGCAATTCGTTATAATTCTACTAATTATCCGGTTAAGCAGATCGAAGCACTCAACTGGCTAGATGGAACAGAACTTTATAGAATTTTGTATTTCTAGGAGATAAAAATGTCACTACAAGGCAAGGGGATGGAGCTTTTACAAGCCCTATATGATGCCCGGAATACGAATCCCACCGGCGCAGCCACCGAACAAGGCTTAGACGATATCCTGGCGAAGCTCTCAGCCGATCCTGCCACACAGACCACGCTCGCGGCGATCTTGGCAAAGATCATAGCCGCACCGGCCACGGAGGCAAAACAGGACACAATCAAGACGGCGATAGATACCGTTACAACAAAGTTATCTGCTGATCCGGCTACTCAGACGACGCTTGCCCTCATCAAGGCGGCAGTTGAAGGGCCAACCCCGGCAGGCACGCTGGTAATCGGCAAGGTTGGTATAGATCAGACCACCCCAGGCACAACCAACAAAGTAGATGCAGGCTACACTGTCGTAAGAACCGACACGCTGTTTACTGGCATGGATGCAACCAGCCAATATGATGCGGTGGGCGCATTGGTGGAAATTCCCAATTGGGCCAGGGCAGCGGGCGGATCTGCAACCATCAGAGAAATGCGCATATCGGTAAATAACAACGCAATAGCGCCACAGTTTGAGGTTCATTTCTTCCGGAACTCGGATGCCACCGTAGCCGCCGATAACGTCACATGGACTGAGATAGCTGCCGAATATGCGAAGCGGGCGGGCTTTATCATAATGCCAGCGTGCGCTAAGGCCACCGGATCGGGAACTATCGATATGGTCCGGGCACAGGCTGATGATTATGGGCAGGCACTTTCCAAGGAAATTACTTGCGCGGCAGGGGCTACTTCCATTTGGGTCAAGCTCAAGCTATTGACCTCTGGCATATCGTTTGCGGGCACGCCCGGAAATACCATAGTTCTCTCGATGGTCCGAGAGCAGAGCTAGATATGTCGATCAGGAGCAGGCGGCGCGGGAAGAATCCCGACGCCAATAAGCTGATCATCTATCACAATCCCACCGGGGCGGCTACATTCGATCCCCGGATAACGACATCAGTATCTACTACGGTAATCTGGGAAACCGAAGCGGGGCGAACCGTCACCACAGGCACCACCCATGACCTGAGCTATACGCCAACGGCGGGGCCGAAGGTATGCAAGGTCGCGGTTGCCGGTGGATTGCAACTAATCACAGGCACGTTTGATGTCCGGACGGATGCAATTACCGGGTTTAAAAATTTGGCGAAAACCAGATTTTCGACATACTTCTACGGCTTCGCCAACCCCGTGTTACAGATGGAATTTTCCGATCTATCCCCCCTGATAAACGATATCAACGTGGACGGATGCACAGCGCTTCGTGCAAATATGGGCGGGTTGCCACGAGCATCAACTGTACTAAGCGCATTGGGATGCTCGAATTTGCAGGGATCGATTGATAACCTCCCGCCTAATATGGGGTATATCAATATTTGGCCAGCCGCCGGTGTTACTGGATCAATTGACAATCTTCCGTCTAGTATATATTACCTAAAAGCAGATGATTGTCCTTTATTGACCGGATCAATTGACAATTTGCCGACAGGATCTAAGAGAATTTATCTGAGTGGTGATCCGCTCATAACGGGAACAAATGTCGCGAGATTGCCTATAATCGAGTTTCTGTTCCTGAAAAACCAACTTGCATCAGTTGAGCGGATCAATGCTATCATAGATTCGTGTTATGCCGGAAAGGATACGTTCACTCATGCTCACATAGAACTAGATATCAGCGGGAACAATGCCGCGCCGAGTGCGGCTCAATTGGCGAAAATTGTCGAGCTTGAAACCTCGTATGGTTGGATAATCACAGAATCCGCCTAGCAAGTAGTCGCGGAAGGCGACTCGATAACCGCTTATGGCTGGCCCGCGCACATGCAGACAGATCTAGGAGATCTGTATTATGTTAAAAATGTGGCCATGGGCGGCGAAACCCTGCCCGATATGATCACGCAAGGCGCGGCTCAGGTAGATGCCATTTTCGATGCCAGCAAGGAAAATGTCGCGTTTTTAGAAGGCGGCACAAATGACATCAGCGCGGGCAGGACACCGCAACAGATCCATGATGATACCGAAACGTGGTGTCTGGCACGAAAAGCAGCAGGATATCAAGTAATATTATTCTCGCTGCCTATATTCTATTGTGCCGGGGCATCGTGTATCTCCAGAGAAGCAATTAGGCAGGAAACGAACGCATTGATAGCAGCCGATTGGGCCGATTATGCAGATGCGTATATCGATCTGGACACGCTCGATATGTATCCCGATTATCCGGGGCCGTATGATCCGACGTTGTTTGTGGACGGATTGCACCCGACATCGGCAGGAACGGCCATTCTGGCCGGCGCGGCGCAAGTCGCTTTGGCGGGATTGATACCTTGATCGCCGTCTATCTCTCCTGCGCGGGCCACCTTCGGACCGCTGCCGATTATTTTTGCAATAATTGCCCCATGAATGCGGGAAGGAACGCCCGCCCGAGGGCCACATGAATAGGTGAGTAAATATGTCAGATTTTGAAACTACATGCACTGTATGCGAAAAAGATATTTCAATTACAGAACGGGAAATTAAACTTGCAATACAGCACAAAGGAGAAACCGGCGGCAAGATCCTGGTATCCTGCCCCGAATGTTGCAGAGTCCTGGTGATGCCAGACGACACGCCGGAAGGAGCTGATCTGTCACAGTGGATCACATATGTCCAAGATGTGGTATGCGTGCCTATCCTGGATGACGACTATATTCGCATTCCGGCAGGAAAAGTCGTTCTACTTGGGAAAACCAGCTACAAACCGGGCGGCGGGGATCAGGCGCTAGGCAAACGTGCCTACATGTACCGATATGGCATCAATCCGGAATGTGCAGTGGCAAAAAATCCAAGCGTGGGCGGAAAGCCGTTCAAGATCGGTGACTGAGGTGGCCGATCGCGAATGGGTCGAAAACGGGGAAACGTACAAGGAAGAGTGCGGCAAGAAATATCAGATGATGTGGACCGACCAGCCGCCGGGCGAGACGGAACCGATGTGGATAGAGGTGAAATAAGTGGATCTATCGAAGTTCGGCGAGGGATTTTGGGTCACGATGGCTTTCATGGTGATGGTTTCTTTGATCCTATGCGTTGCTATGGCAACTGGCAATGAGATCGCGAAATCAATTGTAGTTGCAGTCATTACGGTGCTTGGAATGATCGCTGCATTCTGGTTCCCCACACGCGGACAGACCAACCAGTGAGGTTGCATGAAAAAAGCATTCATCTTAGCTCCGCCCTACCAGCCGCCAAACACCCTGATGCCACATGACAACAATGTCGCTCTGTGGCAAGCGACCTTGGTGGCCAGAGGATTCACATCGATTGTGACAGCACAGACAGCAGAGGCTACCACGTTGGCTGCGGCTCGTTCCGGCCTGCAAACATTCATGTCGTCTCTGGCCAAGGGCGATCGATGGGCCATCATCCGCACCGGGCATGGGCATAGGCAGCCAGACATAAACGGCGACGAACCGGATGGCTACGATGAGTGCCTGGCATGTAGCGATCTGGGGATGCTGATAGATGACGAAATGGCTACCTACCTGGCAATGGCTCCAGCCGGAACCATTGGTGACCTGGTAGATGATTTCTGCTATGCAGGGACGGCGGACAAGGCCCCTATGCCAGCCAAGACACGGCCTAACCGGATAGGCATCGGATCAGGGACTAAACCAGCCTATTATCGCTACTGGCAAGCATGCGAGGCGTGGGAAACCTCGTACTGGGGGTATTCCGGCGGCCAACCGTATAGCATATGGAGCCTATATCTCTGTTGGGCATTGCGAAATTATGCCTTCAGGCCCGCTATCGAGGTATTCAACGCCGCCAAATCCGCAACAATGTCAGTAGCATCACAGACGCCGGTGCTGAGCGGACCGAACCAAGACGCCGTTCCATTCTGAGGTTTACATGGTTGAAGCTGAAATTTTATCATTTATTTCCAACCAAGGGCTTGCGGTTGGGGTATCGGTTTTTTTGATATGGTGGGTGACAGGAGAAGTTAGCAAAAGCTTGGAAGGGATAGCAAAATTTCTGAATGATCATGATCGCAGAGTAGAACCCGCGTGTGAAAAAATCAATGCCATCTACGAAAAGGTGGTCAAAAATGGAGATTGACACATCGATATATATCGTGGCATTGTGCATAATAATAGCTCTGATCAGTGGGAGAAAAATAAAAAAGGCGACATTGCCATTACTGCGATTGGGCATCGTTCTGTTGCTGGTGGGAAATGCATTTGCAGAAGATATGCCGCAATCAGTCGCAGCTGGGCAACAGCCAATTATAGCGCCTCCCCCAGAGCAAATGGCCAAAGCTGGCAACCTCATGGACGATCTGATAATCAGCATGGAGCAGGCATTATTTCTGTCAGATGATTATTGGCCATGCCCACTGAACAATGGCTCGATATTAAACCTGACAGCATGACCGACAAATGTCAACCAGAGCACCGATTTGACTTACAATTGGCCGCCCTGAAGGAATACATCAACCTGAAGATAGCCGCCTTGCAGGCGGAATATAGCAAGTCGGAGCTGAATTATCCAACCAGGCAGCAATTGAACCAGGAACTTGGCCGGATGCTCACGAAGGATGAAGCCAGTTTGAAATTTGACGACCTGGGGCGGCAAATCAAGATTATCATAGGGTTCCTGGTAGGGCTATTTATGCTGTTTGTGGCGGATTACTTGAGGCGATGATATGAAAGAAGATGAATATATGTGCTCGGGATGTGGCAGAATAATCGGGGCCGAAGAAAGCCTTTGGGTCACTGCCACGGAAACGATATGCGAGGATTGTCATCAAGATTGACGCCCTTTAAGGGCAAGGTACATAAAAGAGGGGAATATCATGATAAGGCGGGCCGTGAAATTGGCTACCGGCCCGCTTCATTATCATGTTTTATGTGGCTTTATGCTCTTAACCCGGCACACGCCGCCACCATAAACTTCCATCTTCCTAAACGATTCGCACATAAACCGAAAGTCTGATTTCGGGTTTTCGCCATTAGATTCCAATGTAATTATATATTTAGCTTCCTTCATATATCCTCATAGGGGCGAGAGGTTGAATTTGGCTAGTCCCTCTCGCGGGCCTTATCATGTTTCAGTCAGTGCATAGACCCGAACCGCATTTCGGGCATGTTTTGTTTGGATCGGCATAGAATTCTTCAACGGTGATCCACTTCATTTCACGAATTCTTCTTGCAAAATCCTCATAAAATAATGCGATATGCTCCCTCATCGTTATTTCAATCTTTCCATCATTTACTCGGATTTTGCGATCAATGTTGCCGCAAAGATCCTTGTTGTAGTTCATCAAGAATTTAGCAGGATTGTATCCATCGATTGAATAGAAATCGTCCTGCTCCCATCCGCATTTATGACAATGTACGAACATATTAAATCCTCCGCATAATGCTGGCAAACTTTCGCCATCCAGCCTTCCTAACCAGCCTCTTGCCAATGTGGCCTCTTTAGATGGCATTTATGTCGTTGGATATGGAGAGGAGGCGATAGAGGAGAGATTTCAATTTCATTCAGCATATCCCCCTATATATCATGTAGAATAGGAATCCTGATAATAGCATTGCACCGAACCCCATAACCTGGTCGGCGGTTTTTTCCAGTCTGCCAGGGCGAAAAAACATCACCGCGCCGGTGTAGAAGAAAACCGCGATAGCGACAAATGTAACAATTTCGCTTGATAATAGGCATCCTACGATAAGTAATAAGAACGCCACGCCACTCGAAGCAGGAGCGTCATCTCGGGTTACAGTTTCAAATATCTTCATCTACCTCACCATCCGCCGGGCAAGCCTTCTGCAATTCACATTCCTCGCACAATCGGAATTCTCCATTCTGCATAGAGGTACATCCGCCCCTCTCTTCCCCAAAACCATGTGGATTATCCTGATAGACCGCGCGGTAGGGGACGTTGTCGATTAGGAATTGGTTCATTTCAGACCCTCGGATGCGTCACCATGAACGCGACTGATCCCACAAGCAATATTGCCATAGCTACTAACCAGATTTGAATTGCTTGAATCATATTCATTGCTTCTCATTTCCTTTATCAAACGCATTCCTAAGCAGTATTACGGCCTGACTATATGTCATCTCAATTCCGAAGTTCTTTTTGTAGCTTGCAATTACCACCCTAAGCGCATCTTCGGCGTCCTTGTCTAAGTAGTGACTTGACATAACATATCGTTCGTTTTCTAAGAATAAATAGATTTCGCTCTAGAATAATAGGCTCTTTAAAGCCCCAATTCCACCCATCGCACACAAATATACCACCTATGCGAAGTGCTGCCTACGAGGCGCTAATGAGGTTTTCATGTCAGGCATTCAGCTAATTAATCTGGGAGAGGTACAGGCAGGCGTAAAACGCAAGCTGGAAGACATTCAGAAAGCGCAGATGGTTTGCGCCAAGCAAATGGGTATTACTGCAAGACAAGTAATTAGGGCCGAAGTACCACCCCACATAGTTACCTCCCATTGGCAAAAATCGATTAACTATCACGTGGCAAGGATATCAGATTTGAAAGTCGAGATGACAGTTGGTAGCAACGGGGCAGAACGCTACTATGAATTGCAAGAGAGTATCAATCATCCGATTGCGATTGGGTGGCATAAAGTGCAACCGCAACTAACAGATATCTACCAGAAAGTAATCACACAAGGATTACTAGGGCGACCAGTTACGCAAAACGTATCTAGCGACGACGTAGACGAATTCGCAATGATGGGCGGCATGTAATGACACCGGAAGATGCCGTGATGAAGCTATTGCAAGATTGGTCACCTGATGTGACCACGTTGCTAAAGCAAGCAGGATACTTTTCACCATCGATGTCAGAAGTCGCGAAAGAGGAGATAGCGCAAAAGATTGGATTTGGCAAAGGCGGGCGGCTATACAACAAAATCAAGGCCGCGAGCGCCGAGAAGAACTGGGAAATTGCCAAAATCGTCATTAATGAGGAAAGCCTAATCGAGTTGAAGCAGGGCGCGCGGCAAGTCGCGAAGGAGCTTGGAATTCCGTTTTCGGAATTTGACTGGAATCCAGTGGCGCAAAAATATTTCAAAGAAGAAGGCCTAAAGCTTGTAAAAGGACTCACTGCAACTGATTTGAAGCGATTGAAACAAGAGATACAGACGCATTTTGGCTTGAATGAGAAAACCTTTGCCCGTAAATACGGGGCGTCATATTCATGTTCTCCATATCGAATGAAAACCATATTCAGGACTGAGAAATTTAGAGCAATCAATGCAGGCGAATACCTAGAAGCAAAAGAAGTCGGAGCAGTAACCAAAACCTGGCAGCATAGCACCGGGCCGAATCCCCGAAAGGATCACCTGGCCATGACTGGCGAAACGGTGGGCATAGATGAATTGTTCTCAGATGGGGAGCAATACCCGCAGATGGTCAATTGCAGATGTCGAGTGGACTATAGTTTCACCGGAAAAGGCAGGAATTGGGCAGGCGCGAACCCGCGCAAATCCGATTCGCAACCAAAAAAAGAAACGCCGGTGGAAATTCAGAAAGCATCCCCGAAAGCAAAAGGCGAAAAACTGCATTGAAGACCCAAATCGCAGATGCCGGGCGAAATATAAGTTCTAAAGCCTATGCAGGCCGTAGAACTTTGGCTTGAGTGAGTTGTATGTTTCGATCAACTTGTTCAATTCATCTTCTTCTGGAATGCTGTCCAGAAGTTCGCCCATTGGAATTGTGATCTTGAAAGTCTCGATTTCACACTTTTCGCCGGTCGGCAACGTGATATGTGTCATGTCATCTTCTCCGAATCGTCAGTATGACTTCCCATTTATTCCAGAATTTCCATGCTCTCCTGTGAGCATTCCTCATGCGGTGATATTCCCGGTTCTTGGGCAAAATCACATCGGTGTAATGCGATCCATCTTCGGGAATCCGGGCACGCGACATGATCACCTGAATAATTGCTCCTTCTTTATGGTTTCTTTCATCCAGGCATTCAGAGCCTTGGGGATTGTCCTATGGCCGTTCTTGAGCTTGTAGGCGGTCAGGTATTGATGGTTATCTTCTTCTAGATCAGCTAGGACCAGGGTCATTTTGTCATCTCATAATATTCGATATGCACATCCCGCTTTACCATCGACTCTCCCCGACCATAGCTGTTATCGATTCTCATATCAGAAACATGAATCAATCCATCTCGGAGGCCGTTTATGGTTTTCGTAAGTTGCTCAATGGTTTCTTTATTCCCGATCGGCGGGACATAATTTTCTTTTTCCATGTATCACTAAGTATCCTAATTAGTTAAATAGATTTCGGAGGTTACAAATGTCCAATCCATCTAATTATGTGGCGCTCGTTGTTCAATGTTTCCTGGAAGACGATGCGCTGGCTGCAAAATTCAATGGAAACATAATACCAGGATTTCAAAGAGTTTCCGCTGATGATTATCTCGACCCAACCAAAAACCCAACCAAATGCTGCTTAGGAGTGCGGACATTAAATCTGAATGAAGACGACCTGGGGGGGTGCGCATATCATGGCCTGAGCGATTACGACCAACTTATCGAATTCGACCTGATCCATGTCGCCGATAGCGATACATATGCGTGGGGGGCGGCGGCTGAGATCATGAGGCGAATGAAGTCGCCCCTCACAAACACAATCGGCGGCATAAGTTATTCGGTTTCTAAGCGAAATGGCAGGCTGCGATTCACACCCGTCAATGATCCGGCCTTTCCGAGTTGGATTGAGATGACAGCAACTTGCAGTTTAGGATACATCGACAGTTGATTTCCATGATAAAACCAATATCAGTAATTTATCCCGAAGGCGGCGAACCTCTATATGAGGACCTCGCGGGCATTCGGTGGACGGCTTCGGATTTCGCCGCCCGGTATGGATATGAGAATGAGAAAGCGTTTCTGGCATCGCTCGAAAAGCCTGCATATAGTTACAAAACGGAGGTTGATCTGAATGACTGAAGGCCCACAGGCAATTACTACCAAACGGATTGGAATGAAGATAGAGGTGCTCGGCGCAAGAGCTGCATCACCATTCATCTACATGATCGCAGGCGGAAAGATCACCCCCACGTCGAGCAAGAGTTCGGACAAGAAACGGGTATCTGGAAACCGTGACCCTGTCCTTAGCACCCGGAAGCCAGAGACGTTCAAGGTCAGCATCCCATTACCTGCCCTGATCGAGGATAACGGTCTTGGTGAACTCCTGCTAATGACGTTCGGCACCGACACCACGGGCAGCCAGTTAGGATCGTCTACTGCATACGATCACGTCTTTACCGCGAATGACACAATAAAGACGTTCACACTGTGGCTCTACGATGATCTGCACCCACAATCCATCAGATTCTGCACCATCGATCAAGTGAAATATGTGATCGATGCAGAAAAAGGCGGCATTGAGTGGACTTTTGATGTCACTGGCGCGGATATGGTAGAATCTGAAACATGGGGGTCGGCTACATATGTGAATGTGGCGACCGACAAACCCAAGCTCATCCCTGCCTCACAAACCATCTTGGAATATGGCGAGCCCCAAAGTCCGGCGTCAAAATACTTCAAGACCATCACCATAACCATGAAGGAGAATCCGAAGTATGGCGCGCCCGGCAAGGCACCGGTTCCTGCTGGGGCAAGCACTCCAAAGCTTGCTGTAAAAGGCGAGCGAGATTTCACCATCGACATAGATCTCATCGATACCGATGGTGATGAGCTGAGGCGCTGGCGCGTGGGTGGCGATACCAACCCGACCGCGACAGAACAGGCCGATGTACAGGCCCTCACCAAGTTCCGTGTACGATCCTTCGGCAACCAGACCAAGGCGAGCACCGCATATCCCTGGAATTATGCCCATCAGGCCAATGTGGGCGCGGTCACAATCGCAATGGGCGGCACCTACACGGCAGGACTCTCCAATACCCCGGCATTCTATGAAATTTATTGTAGTACCGAGGGCGCGCCTGATAAGTTCAAGTGGCGCAAGAATGGAGGCACTTGGAGCGCAGAGGTCGAAGTGGTTGCCGGGGCCATGACAACCCTGGGTGACGGGCTGGAGATCACATTCTCAGCCACCGATGCCATGACGGCAGGCGATACCTATTTCATCTTCTCTCATTATCAGAGAATGATCGAATGGACCTCCCCAACCAATGTAATTGAGGATTACAACTACAAGGACTCGACCGATTTCTACGAGGCAACTGTAAAGCTCTATCACGAGTCTGGTCCGGGCGGCACCAAGCCGTCTTGCACATTGCGCAACACGAAAACTTCGGCGTATACCGCTGTATAGATAGCAACCACCACGGCCAAAGCTAGGGTTGCGCACCTGAACCCGCGTCCTGGGCGGCTGCTTTGGCCGATACATACAGGAATTCATTACAGGAGATGAAACACATGAGTAATTTTGACGACGTAATAGACCCGGATAGCAATATAGATGCACTGGCGGAAGCAATGAACGAGCCCGTTGTTGAAGAAGTGACCATTCTTGAACTGCTCAATAAAAAGAGAATCAAGGTTAGATACCAACCCCAGAGCCTTGGAGCTTCATTGGAATTCGACCATGGTTCACCTGTACAGCCCAACGTCCGAAAGCCGAAGTTCGATTTCCACAAATGGGCAAAGGAGAGCCTGCCAAAGCTGAATGAATTGGCTCTCAAGAACATCCAGATAGTCAACGATATCAACAAGGACGTCGCTATTGGAAAAGGCGAGGTGCGCCTGAGTCTCATATCACCAGGAGAGTTCCGAAGGTTGCAAGACCTGTGCTTTCCCGGAACCACCGACACACAAGATCTCACAGACGAAGATAGCTCTACTCCTCGGAAGAGTAGCAAAGGCGTTCGGGGCAGGAAGCCCAATGCTTCTGGCGAGACAGTATAACCTTTTTCCTGGATTAAGTGATCTGTCGGGGATGGATCTGCTTCTGACAGATCACGCAATCCTAAACCGCGTGGTTTCAGAAGAAAACAAGGCACAAGAAGAGGCAATCAAGCAGCGAAAGGAAAAATCAGATCATCCTGGCATGGAGCGATTTGAATCCGAGGATGACTTCTGGGATGAGGTAGAAAACGCCGGGAAGAGAGAGGATTAACCTCTCTTCATTTCAATGGATTGATTTGCATCATTTTGTCTACCATCATGCGGATTAATGTGTCAGGTTCGGTGCCTTTCAGCAATTCGCCCCATTTTTCCATGTAATCCAACTGACTTAGAGTTAATTCCACTGGGATGATATTCGGGTTACTTCCCAGGCATATTTTCAAAGTTTCCATCATGCCACGTAGCGCGGCCTCATCGCCCTTGTTGATATCTGCAATAAGCTGCGCCTTAACTTCTTCTGTCAATTCCATGCTGAATAATTATCGTCAATACTACATAGAGGTTTCCCATGTCCGACACAACGTTAGCCTATAAAACCACACTCGATGCAAGTGGCTTCGCCAGCGGCGCGCAAAATCTCAATTCCCATCTACATCAAATGGGCATCAACACAAGTGCCGCCTCTGCAAATCTTGGTGGGCTGGGAACTCTGCTAGGGACTCTGGCAAATCCACTCACGTTGGTTGCGTTGGGCATTACCGCGATAGGCGGAGCGCTTGTTGGATCTGCTCAAGCTGCGGCTGCATGGGAAACCAGCATGACGGGCGTGGCGAAAACCACTGGACTCGGCGACGCGGCGTTTACGGGAAGCAAAGAGGCACTTGAAGGACTGTCATCCGGGCTGCTTGAGATGTCTACTAGGATGCCGATGGCCGCCGATCAGTTGGCGTCGGTTGCCGCCGCCGCCGGTTCGCTTGGTATTGGACAGAATTTTGCTGACGTGGGTGATTTCGAAGGGCAAGCCAATGCCATCGAGGGATTTACCGAAGTTGCTATAAAAATGGGCGTTGGCTTTGAGATGAGTGCCGAACAGGCAGCAACTGCCGGTGCCAAGATTCTCAATTCGTTTGGCGTGTCGATGGATAGCACCAATATGGAAAAATTGGGATCTGTTGTAAACAAAATGGGTGACTCGTTCGCGGCCACTGAGCCGCAAGTGCTCGAATTCATGAACCGGGCCTCGTTTCTCAGCACAACAATGGGGCAATCCATCCCACAGGTAGCGGCTCTCGGCACGACCCTGATATCAACCGGCCTAGAAGCGGAGGTCGCTGCAACTGGTATTAAGTCGATGCTCAATATGCTGACCAGTACGACCTCTAAGGCAGGCGGTATGGATAACTGGGCAAAGCTCATGGGTGTATCAGTCGATGAACTGAAGGGCAAAGTCGCCACCGACCTCAACAGCACGCTCATCGAAACCGCAAACAAGATAGCTGCGATCGAAGATCCGGTAGAACGATTCCAGGCAGCAGTAGCTGCGGCTGGCACGGAAGGCGCGCCAGCCCTCCTGAAGCTAGCTGGTCAGCAAGAAAACTATACCAAGGCCCTAGGCATGACCAACGCCGAATGGGAGAAGGCAAGCAGTCTACAGAAGACGTTTGATGCGCAGGCGGGTACCGTGAACAGTCAATGGCAAATGTTCATGAATACGCTAACTATGGCGACTACGCAATTGGGCACCGGCATGCTTCCCGCATTGGCAAGCGCGCTTGGGTTCATGACCGATCTCGCCAAGGTTGCTATTAAAGTGGGAGAAACGCTCTCTGATTTGGGAGCCGGCAAAGTATTAGATGCTATCTGGAAACTGACACCGGCTGGCATGTTAGCCAATTCTGAAACGGCGCAATCCGTGTGGGGTGACATCAAAGATTGGGCCGGCATTGGCACTGAACATGCAGAGCAGATGGCAAAAGAAATAGAAGAAAGCGATAAGCTCCAAAAGGCTGGAGCCGAAGGCTTGCAAGCTGGCATAGATGCTGGAGTTCTGAAAGATCCGGCCAAAAATGCCGCACAAGAGTTTAGCAAAGAATTTGTCGATGAATTTGAGCAAGCGCAAGCAGACCGCGAGATAGCCAAGATCCTTGGCAGAAGCGCAACCCTCACCACAAAGGAAACCGATGACGCTCTTAGATCTTTCGATTACCTTGGAGAGCAGTTTGAGCTCAAGATACAATCACATACCGGGTCCTCGATCGGGGATTGGTACACCTACTCATTGAAGGCAGGAGATACCAGCCTCGTGAATAGTCAGTTGGGTACCGGAAATATCGACCCGTTACAGGCATTCGAATTGGCTACGGGATTGCCCGCGCCTGAAGAGGGCACCGCTGCATATTATTCGCTGCTCGGAGATGAGGTCGCCGCGAAAAAGGCAGAATTGCAAGAAAAATTGAAAACCATAACTTTCGATTATTCTGGCATCACCGACCCGCTTTTGACGGAATTAATCGCATCAGGTCAAAATATCGGAGAATCTGCTTCAAAGGAGATGACTGATGCATTCCAGAATATGCTAGACGCTGCCAAAGATCCCTCTGTGGAAAAGCTGCAAGAGTTCATAGAATCCGTGGCCGAGAATGTAAAACTTGGCAATGTTCTAGAAGCAGATGGCTTGGATGACATAAGACTCTACAAAGAGCATCTATACTCGGGCATATCCGACATGGGACCGTACCTGAAGGACCTGATGAGCGGTCTTGGCGAAGATTCTACATCGGCGTTCTCGGATCATTTCTTTTCGGATGAGGAAAAAGAAAGCCTGATGGGCATGAAACCCTGGCTGGAATATCTCAAAGTAAAATCTCCTGAAGAGTTTGCCAAGGCGGGCGGAGATAGCTGGCTGGCGTTCATTAAGGCAATCGAGTCGGGCGCATCGTCTTCTGAGCTAGAGAAAACGTTTGGCGACATGGGGAAAAAGGCCGGAAAGAGCTTTGCAGATGCTTTGGGCATGAACATGACCAATGCACTGGATAAATTCGATTGGTCGATATTGACAAAGGCCAAAATGAGCTTGGACGGGATAAGCGACGACGGAAAGGATTTCATGAAAAATTCTTTTCAGCCGGAGGCAATCGAAAATTGGAAAGCACAATTAGAACTTTGGAATACGGGGCTGGTAGAAAACCGTGAGCATGTAAAAGAAAACATGCAGTCGTATAAAGACATGATCGCAATCGGAAACGATTGGATATTCACCGAAGACCAGAAGTTGGCCATGTCAGAGCTTACGGCGGGTCTGATAGACGAAGGGACGGCACTCACTCGTGTCATCAAGGGGACGGAAGACCTAAAGAAAGAAACCAAGAAATTTACTGAAGAGACAGATGAAGCATGCGAAGCATGTGTTAACCTGCTATCCCTTTTTGATGCCTGGCAGGAAAGCACCCCAGAACTATTCCATCCGAGTTACCTTGGACCATCATATGGTGAGGAATTCGAGGTCGCGATGGTGGCAAAAGCTGCTAGCAACCGCCTCATGCAGTTGAATAATGAGCGATATGCTCAATCTTCCAAGGGGATTGTAACCACGCACTCGGAGGAGATACAGTCCCTTGAGCAGATCATGAAAGCCTATCACGAAGGCGCGATGACATCCGAGGAATTTGCACTGGCGAATAAATATCTAGGTGCTGAAGTGGATATCACTTCAATTCAAATGGGAGAACTGAAAACTGCCATCGAAGGCGTCACCTATGCCAAGACCCTATTCGACCAACCAGTAACCTACGAACGCGAGATACAATTCAAGACTCCAGAAGAAGAAAAAACCGACATTCGCCCAACCCTCGGACTAAACACCGATCAGGCCATCAACGATTTTGTTGCATTCAAGGCAGTTATCGAAGGAGAGACCATCGAGACGAAGCTAAAAATAGATGATCCCACCAAACAAAATAAAGCAAAGACGCTTGACCAAGGCTCCGATGCCAGTCGATTGCTGGCAATTCAGATGGCCATCCAGACCGGAATAACTTCGATAAGCCAGCGCATCAACGCCACCGGAAATTCTATCAATCTATCTGCACAAACCAATGCCCGTGGTATCACTGCAAATGCTAGTGCAAACGCTTCTGGAATCAATTCCACAATCAGCGCGGCAGCTTCCATGATAGTCGAAGCCATCAACAACATCGGTGGCGGCGGGGGAGGCGGCGGGGGATATGGAAGCACCGTTGACTATGGCACTAGCTCAGGCGGGACCGGTGGAGTGGCTGGATTCGTTGGCGGCTATTGGGATGGCGTTCCTGGCTATGCATCTGGCGGATATGTAGATCGACCAACGCTTGCGATGATCGGCGAGGGCACTGGCGGGGAATACGTCGTTCCTGAAAATGACATGCAACAGATACTTAGCATGTCAGCTCTGAGCAACCTATCCGTATCCGCCAGTATCGATGTAACCGGCATGCAATCGCAGCTACAAGCGGCTATTGATTCGGTGTCAGTGTCGCCTTTGGTAATTCCGGTGGCATTCGATAGCGAAGGCATGCGCGAGACCCTGACATCGATGCTATATGAAATATTGCAGGAAGTGCGAGTATGATGGAAGACGGCATATATCTGGTAGAGCGCACTGATGAGGTGGCCATTGGAGCGGCCAAAACGCTAGTCTGCCCGGCTTATAACCAGGCCGAAGCAAAACTGATGTTCGCTCCATCCAGGGGCGAATTTTCGCCATCTTTCAGCAAGCTCATGGGTGCCGTGGGTGGGTGGGGCTTCGTCAGAGACTATAGCCCATTTGTGGACGGCACCCATTTGTCATATCTCACTGCCTATAATACGAAGGGTGTCGGAGAGACGTTTTTTTCCTTCCCTGCCTGGAACCTGACCAATTACTACACAGACGAAGGCGAGCATATATGGTTTGAGATCACCATGGTGGAAGTTTTCGCATACACGAGAGGCGCAAGCAAAATTTTTATGAAGGTCTGGGATTACCCATCCGTTGATGATTTTGAGGTCTATTATGGCGCCGAAACCAACGACGGCTTTGTCTTCGGCTGGATTTCAGAAAGCTATCCGACCAATCCGAGGACAGGCAATCCGTGGACTATATATGACGTGGTCCTCGATATGGTGCCTGGTATATGGCTAAAAAGCGGCAATGCGACCGCATTATCATATCGAAAACCTGGCGCAGCATGCCGCGAATATTATGTGAAAATTACCACGGTTGACCCACTCGGACATTATCCCGATGAAATTCTATATAGATACCCCGATTTTGAGTGGGGGGACAGTGCCGTGGGTATTAACGACCCATATATCGCCAGTTGCCTCTACGGCGGGCCGGAAGAATGGGAAGAATTCTACGATTACATGATGTCGATAACGCAATCCATCGAATCGCCGCAAAATATCTATGATACCAAGATAAGAGATGCCCCGCCCGGAACAGATACAATAAATTCATTAACTCTGTCGATAACTTTAGACGATTTGGCAGACAGTAACGAGTTCAAGCTGTGGGTAAAAGTGGGCAGCACGTATTATTATGGCACGGCCCTATATCCTTCATCGTATGCATCCACCACGCATACATATACCTGGTCAGTCAACCCAGCGACAAGCGCGGCATGGACTCGATTAGAGTTATTGGCCACCCGGATAGGTTGCTATAATACTAATGCAGCAGCTGAAATCCAGGTCGGTATATGGGATTTCCATGCATCTATCAGCTATGGCACGCCGCCCGCGACTTTCTTGCCTGCCTGCATCGCCGCCGGTGGTGATGTCTATGACTCATACCGGGCAAGCGATAACCCGCTCATGTGTCTTGCCGCCCGGCCTGTCTTGGAGGCTATCGCATGCACCGCCGGACCCCATGAGTTCGGTGCTACCCGGGAAACCACCCTAAATGACCTAAATACGTTATTTTATACCTATCCAGCGACCGAATTGCCTCCCACCGGATCGACTATACGATATGTGAAAATCTATTACATCATCGGAGCTGGCGGCGAAGCTGGTTATCCCATTGCCTATAAGCCCTATGTAGAATTCCCTCAGAAAGAATACTACTATGGCACATCAGGATCGATAAGCGTCAATGGCATCCGACCCGAAGTAACCTACACATGGTCAACTAACCCTAAAACTGGGGCCGGATGGACTTATGCGGATCTGGTTGACTTGCGTTTTGGGGTGTGGTTGCAGCATTCGGATTGTGACCCCGATGATCCTTTTGGTGACGCATGGTATCGAAATTCCCAAATTTATGAGATCAAATTTGAGATAGGGTACGGCACATCTGATACGATAACCACGGATGCCTCTGATAACGTTCTCTGGGGCAATCCAATCATGCTCACTTGCGATCTATCGGAGTTGCCCCCGAGAGGATCAACGATAGACGGTATCGAGATAGATTATGGCTTCGGCGGCACGGCGGAAGAAGCAATGGCCGGTAAATGCTCGATGGCCGCTTGGATTTATGTCGATGGAAACTATTATTTCAGTGATGAAATACAAGTAGGCGATCCGTTCTATACCGAATCGGGAATTAAAACATGGGCAACAAATCCAGCCACCGGCCTGGCATGGACATACGCCGACCTTACCCACCTGAAATGGGGCGCTATTTTCCGAAATGCCAATGAGTCAGGCACATATTATTCGGCATTCGCCCGAATCAATGAACTCTCTCTAGCGATCGACTACAACGAGGCTACGCCACTGCCACCGACATATCATAAGCTGGCAGTGGGCGAAGTGCTTTATTGGGATCAAGAATGGAATCCGATAACCGACCCCGACACGTTGAAGTTCGTAACAAACATCGAGCTTCCTGAGCGGCAAGAGCTGGCAATGTTTGAAGAGGGCATGCAGATCTTTCATGGCATCGTGTTATCTCGGGAAAAATCCGGGCTGGATCGCTATATTCATACCGCAAAATCTCAATCGGTGATGCTGCAATACCGCTACATGCCGATGTATTCTTATGCGCCGGTCCCAGATGCGTTTGAGCAGACACTGACCATAATAGACCAGTTTTCGGCTGACCTTCCGACATATCCATTTTCTCAATCAATGGCCAGGCAGCACTTCTCTGACAGTATAGGGTATTATTATCCTGGTATCGAGATGACTGATTGCAGGCAATCCCGGTTGGGCGTCTTGTGGCTGATCAACAGCATGGTACCTTCGGGCGTGGGGGTTTCCCACAATTCGGTGGTCGGAAAGTGGGCTGGGTTTGGCGGCATCGCTAGGCAGCGTTGCATCATGACGACTAACCATTGCCCAAGTCCTCAGCCAAATGGATATACAGGGCAGATATTGGAGGTTTCACCATCACCGCATATCCACCTGTACACTGCCGGCGAATGGCAAACAAAATCTGATTACGTTGGCGGGGTTCATCGGCTCGCTGTCGGGAATAATGCTAATCTCCTAAAACCCGGAGAGGCCTACATAGACGGAGACGACCTCTATGTCTATACAGGCGGGAAGCCGGATGTGATTTTGCTATGCATAGACAATCTTTTCGATACCTACCTACGGCCCGGTGAATGGGAGCTAGCAGATAGTTGGCTCAACGTGGCAAATTCGTTCCAGGGCCGGGCCGATGAATCTTTTGCCGATTTCTTCGACAAGTTAGGTCAAGAAGTTCGTTTCAGAAACGACAATGATGGCTATGTATATCTGGACGCAACGACGGAAATTTCACGCGGATCAGAGACTTCCCCGATCAAGCGATATGTTCATGGAGAAAATTGCCTAATAGTGGTCAAGGAAGACAACGACGGCCTGCAACCGAATGCTCATGTCAGCATGACAGGAGCAAAAATGTCAATGGCCGAAACCGATTGGAGCAGGCCATATTCGGTGTGGATCAACTCGCTCAATGTGGACAGCTCGCGGTCAGATGAGGATCTGGCGGCATGGTTGGCCATCCAGCACACTTATGACAAAACGAAATACGAAATAACATACATCGGCGAAGACTACCTATTGCGAAAAGGTGACTGGATATCGGTCACGCCAAAGGACTATCCGACTAAGGCGGTGAGGATCAGAAGTGTTACAGTGCAAAATGGAAAAACCAAGATAGTGGCGGGCCTGAATCCAAACACCATCAATGCAACCTATGGGGCATGGCAGAACGCCAAAGGAACGGTGGACATTACAAAAAAATATCAATCGCTGGAAACATCTTTTACTGGGGCAGGCCCAAGTACCGCGACTTTTGCGATCTTGAAGGACCAATGCACGGACTGGATGGCTCGCCTGACCGTATCGATTCAAGCGGCGGATGGTCAAATCGAGCAAGATATGTTGCTCCGGGTGCTGGTCAATGGTATCATTGTTGGTCGATGGAAGATCAACGGCACAAATAGCGCTGTAGAATTTGATATATCCGGCATGTGCACAAAATCGACCACATCCGACACGGATAACACCGTTACTATCTATCTGCACAACGGAACCTCTGACTACACGACTACCTATACGGTCGATCAGTACAAAATTCTGAAGGAGTTAAGCAATGCTTGAAGACGGCTTTTATTTCCAACGGACTTACGGCACGTTTACGCGATTCGATGCCAAGCTATCAAAGTTTATCAAAAATTCGCAGACCCCGGCATTTTCGCCTGATGAGCTGATATTTGTTGCCGATCGAGGCGTTCCGGTGGCTCCCATATCTCGGATTGTCTATGTGCATGATGGCATAATTGTTTTCAGCGGATTCGTCACCAAGCGAGATAGCAGTTCTGCTAACTGGAGATGTACCTGCAAGAGCGCACAGTGGGCGCTATCGTATCGCTACTTGCCAGAGCTAATCTATCATAATGTGGCTCTGAATACTGTATTTTCGTCCAGTGTTCCAACCACAGGCGCATCCGGCACCATCGGGGCATTATTCGCCTTGAATAGCATGGTGCCGAACGGCAAGTGGACTGCTCACAGTAGCACGGTCGCGAAATTGGCAAACGGCGGAACCAAAAGCGTTTTGGGCCTGGCATCGGCCTATTATGCGTCTACCAGTTTCCCAAATGCGGGTACCATAGACGGCGGCGATGGGGTCGTTTTGCTTACGTTGGCAGGAGGCATTCCTTCCAGCAACAGCAACTATTACATGGATTATGACGATTACTATGTCAAGTTCGGGGATGGGTCTTACCGGCCAAATGCGTTCTATGTGTTCGCTGCAAATGCTTTTGATACTGGACTGCGGCTTGGATCGATCGACATTGGGACCAAGAAGAGCAATATAGACTTTTCATTGGCGGGCGTGGCCAATGCGTCCCTGGAGGATTTCTTCCTGAAGGCGGGCAGAGAGGTGCAATTTCGCCCGGCAAACGACGGCTATACATACATGCATGTAGCGGCTGACCTGTCGCGTGATACTGGAAAGCAGTATATAGAGGCCAAAAACGCGAAGGTTGATTATGATGATCCCAAAGAGCCTGCCTACCAGGCCGTCATAGGGATAAACGATAGCAGCAATCCACAGCCACGGGTGGCAACCAATTGGTCCCCCAGAAATCCCCAGATATTCAAAATCTATGAGGATACGACGCTCTCTCTCACGGATCTGCAAACAATAGTTACCTCCATGCTAGATGACGAGGAGTATGCTTACAAGGTGGTTACGACAGAATTCGATTGGCAATTGCGACCGGGGGACTACATCGACATCTACAACAAAAAGTTTGGCTGGAAGCATGTCAGAATTACCGGCATCGAATATGATACCAAAATGGTAATCAAGTGTGGAAAGCGGCTTTTCAATCCATCTCAGGCGTTCGGCATCTATTTCAAAAAGACAATTTTGAAATCAATCACGCCCAGGGGGGGCAGCAAAGAAGCGCACACATCAGGGACCACCATAACAGCCGGCTCCGGGTCATTTGTTGCGTATGCAGCAGACATTTTGGCCGGGGGGTGGACATGCTATTATGAGGAAAGCTTTTCGCCACCTAACGATGATGAATCGGTAAATACCGGCGTTTTTTGTGATGTGGAAATCAACGGCGTGGTTGCGCCACCCGGCAGAATTCGCATATCAGATAGTCCATCGATATCGATTGATATTACCGCTGCCTGCAATACATCTACTGTATCCGATATCACCAATACAGTGAAAAGGAATGTCTATCTGGCAGAAGGCTGGGACACCTCAGACGGCATGGTGAAACAGTATCGAGCGATGGCATTCATAGATCCATGAGGTTATTATGTCACAATTCATGCAATTAGGCACATTCGACCTAACAGATCGCATCTATGGGGAAATTAAGCCCACTGGAGGCGGTTGGAAGATCAAGCAGGACGGCGCTACCTCTCTGTGGACATCGGCCCGCAAGGACTCGCCGGATGGGACTAGCTACACGTTCACGGTGGTATTTGGTGGGTCAACGGCAGAAGACGACGCAAGCGACTTCTTGCTATATTGCGCCCCATATAGCCCGGATGATCCGGATTTTGATGAGGATGTCGGAGCTGATATCGCTCTACACATCAGGACGCCAGACTGGTTTTATACTGTGTGGGGGGTGGTGATCAAGCCTACTGCTATTGGAAAGCAACCCCTAGACTACACCCAATACATGTATGATGTCACCTGCTATCTGTATTCGCCATACAGCGATTCAGCTCAGCCAATCCTGGTAGGTGGGAGCCTGGTGCCTGTCGATATTGCCACGCGCAGCAGTGACAATTGCCCGCACATCGTTGATCAGATCGGGCGCACATGGTATTTGCTCGGCGGAGCGTGGATGCGCGTGGGAACTGTATTGGCCGCCAAAATCGCAGTCTCGACCTACACGGTGGTGATAGTCGGAAAAAATGATGGCTACCTCTACATTTGGGACGGTGTCTCAGATTTTGCGCTAGTTTCGGCATCAGCGGTGCTGACTGATGTCAGTATAGCCAACGACGGCACCGTCTATGGGATTATCTCGGGCGAGCCGTGCCGGTGGAGTGGCGCTGCTTGGGTGCATCTCGGGGGGGTTGCGCTGAAAATAGCGGCCCTGAGCGCCACGTCCCTCTATGTCATTGGTGGGGCGGGCGATGTGTGGCACCATAACGGCACTGAATGGTCACAAGTTTCTGCTCAAGTAGTTACCGACCTGTCAGTCGCCCCTGACGAAACACTGGTGGCAGTTATTGGTGGCGAGGCGTATGGATGGTCCGGGGCCAGTTGGGCAAGTTTCGGCGGATCTGCAATTGAAAAGATCTGCGTATCCGGTGCGGGTTACGCGTGGGCGATTGGATATGGGAATGCTATCTACAAATATGCACCCAGTTCATGGGCATTACAGACCCGCGATATAGTCTTTGCCGACAATTCCGGTGGCCACATGGCCAGCGCTCCAGACCTGGAGGTCGCATGCGGCTACAATTCCGGGCGGGCTGCGAACGTCACTGTCGCCATCGCAGATAGTGAGACGCTGATCCTCGCCACCCAGGCCAACAGCGCCGAGACATTGGAGCTGTTCGGCGACAAAAACAAGATCATCCAGACCTACGAGGACCCCATCAGCGCGGGGACGCTATGGGGGCAAGATGCGCAGGCTCCGGGCGCGAGCGGATATGTGGCAGGCAATCCTGCCACCGGCTGGATTCAGATCAATGCAGGTGAGGGCCCCTATTACGTGCTGTCCGGGCCGCACCAGGCGCGAAAGCCCGCGAAACTGACGGCTGCTCTGATTCAGGATGGCGGGGTATGTGGGGTGGAAGTGTCCTCTACTGGAGACGCTTGGACCGAGGTAGTGGCTGGCAGTAATTTCATTTCCGGGGTCGCGACTGAGTACGTCTTGGCTGGGACGGAATATATGACTGATATATACGTGAGGTTCCACTGCGCGTCGGGGCTCATGTATATCGGTTCCGTGAAACTTGAGGTCGAGCGATGGATCGAGTACGGCGCGGTGCCGGTCGTCGCTGCCGGAGCGACGAAATTGATGACGGTATCGGCGACCGGGGGAGCGATCGCGGTTAATGGGACTTTTACGCAACGACAGAAATTTATTTAACTATTTTTTTATCGACTTTTTTCATGATCAGGCATCAGTTTTTTATAGCAATAGGTCGCTACCTATTGGCATGAAACGACGTTCGCGGCTGGAAATGAAAGCCGATATCTTGCGATCGCTATCTAAACGCGATCTCACCAAAACCGATATCAGTAACATTGAGAACATCTATTCGACCACGGTATCCGAGATGCTGACAGAAATGAAAAAGCATGATCTGGTATCGGAATTTC